ATTTGCTTACGAGTTTTGGGATCTAGATTATCAAACCAACGTACTAGTTGCCCGATAGGCTTTGCCATATTAGTGAGTGCTGGAATTACATCTTGTCCAATCTCTATAGCAATCGCCTTTAGTTGATTAATAAAGATGCTCCATTTAACACCAGGAGTAGCTTTCATGGCCTTGAAGGACTTCCAGAACTCACCCTGATCTTTAGCAACTTCTTTGTAGGTTTCACCAGCAAGCTTTGCCTGTGTCACAAAGAAGGTAAAAGCACGGCGAGCAAAAATAGTACCCATCGTTCCACCCTTGCCTGTGGGAGAACCTAGGGCTGTAATAGTCTTAAAGAAGTTGGAAAGAGCAACATCTCCCTTACCTGACTTCATAGCCTTGGTAAGTTCAGGGAACTTCTTTGCCAAGCGATCCACAATAGTTGGAATGGGGAGTAGACGATTATTAAGATCAGTGATTGTTACACCGGCCTTCTTGGCACCTGCTACGAAGTCTTTACGTGCGAAGATTTCAACCAATCGGGCAAGTGATGTACTAGCACGTCGAGTATTAGGCATAACGCGAGTCATAAATGCGGCTGCCTGACCCATTTCCTTCAGCCCATAGCCTGCAGCAGCGAAGGCAGGTGAAATCTGTGGCATCATACCAGTTAACTCACCAAACGTCATGCGACCATAGCGGACTGTAGCAAAGAGTACATCCATAGCTTTACGCAGACCATCTACGCTCTTAATACGGAAGTTATTCATGATAGTGATACCGGCCTGTGTAACATCATTAAGGTTGGTCTGCCCACCGATAGCAGCTTGATTAAAAATCTCCAAAATCTTGGGGCCGCGCTTAAGCGGAATGTCCATCGAGGAGAAAATATCGTATGTAGCCTTAGCCATATCTGCAGACGAGGCTGTGTACTGTTTCATCTGTCCTAAAATTTGGGCTTGCAAGTATGTACTATTTTTAGCAACAACTCCGATGCCTTGACCGGCTAGACGAGTCTGTGTGGCCGCTAGAGTAACTTGTGAGCTAAACTTTGCAGCATATACAGCTACGGCGGCGAAGGCCGCTGTACCAACCATACCAAACATTTGCATAAGACGGCCAACGTGCATAAGACCAGTACCAATAGCCGATGTATACTGTGTCAGTCGTAAGCTACGCAACTTGGCTAGTGCTGTAGCATTTGCATCTGCTGCAGCCGTATTAGCATTTAAGGCTTGAGTAAACTGACGCTCAGCTAGAATACTTCGATATCGAGTTTGAACGGCTCGCTGTCGCAGAATTTGCTGTTGTGATAGTAGTGAAGTTTCAGCAGCACTTGCTTTATTAGCATCCCTGACAACTGTATTATACTTTGCGGTTGCATCACCAACCTTTTTTGATAACTCAGTACGGGCACTAGCATCAAGTTGTGCATTCTGTAGCAATTTTTTCTGATTACGGGAAATACCGGATGATAGTCCACCCATAGTGGCAGGTGCTTGAGCTTGAGTTTTTTGTGCAGCTGCTAGTTTTTTAGCTACTATGGATTGCTGCTTACGAATCGTAAGCATTTGTGTTTCAGCGGCAGCTTGGCGTAGTGTATTACGCGAGATTAGATTTTGGCGCTGCATAGTTAGTTGCTCACCGCGTGCTGTAATAGCAGACTGAGCATTTCGTCTAGCAGCGATTGTACCGAGCAGACCCATATCGCGCCCAACACGATGTAAAGCGCCAGAAGCTTGGTTCTGCGCTCTAACAATAAGCAAAAGTTCAGTAGATCGAATCACTTATTTTGGGCCTTTACTATAATAAGTAGGTCTGTTTTTCTATGTTTAGAAACCGTGCTGATGGGCAGCTTTTTGAGCTTCTTCGCGTTCCGCCATTTCCTCATTTTGTGCAATCTGCCTTTGCATATAGATAATTTCTAATCGTTGCAAATGACGCTCGTCTTGTTGGAATAGCCCTCCCGGATTCGGTAGACAACCTACCGTTTCGCATAGAAGGGCTATTCGTGTCCACAAGACTACTTCTCTCGCCAGTTGAGGATCATCAATTAACTCCCCACGGCCTCGGAAGTAGAGGTAGGCGGATTGAGAAAATCCTCAAGATTTTCCTCCTCATCGCCATTAATTTCTGCAAGAGCAGCTTCGATCTCCTGTCCGACCTTTGGATCAAGGTGATTGAGAACTCTTGGGTCACTAAAATCGAGCTTATTCTTATTCTGATCTGTAAGATTATGCTCACCAATACAGTAAGCAAAATCAAAGCCAGCCGCCCAAGTTGAAATCTGTTCCAACTCGAACTTCTGAACATCAGCTTCACCCTTCTTCCCACGAGCCTGAGCTTCGAGACTCATCTTGGTAGACTTGTCTCGACGCTCAAGCTTCTTTCCATAGGGAAGTGGTCGAATCTGAACGTAGCCTCCAGGGGCTGACTTTAGATCAACTCGTTTGTACTCGTTAGATACAACAACAACTACCATTTTCTCTCCTTATATCGCTTATAAAATAGATGCTGTGGAACGGACGGTCATACGAAGGGGCTTTCCACCCGCAACTCCAAGTGCCTTACCTGTAGTATTAGCCATGATAAGATCACTCATCGAGCCAAGACCAACTTCATAGGCGTCATAGACAGACCTATTGAAGTCAATTCGCACACCTGAAGTAGCCGTTGCCCAACTTGCACCGGACGCACCCCGAGTATTATAAGACTCGAGTCGAATACTCTGTTCTGTACCTGCCACATAAGCATCATATCCAGTACGATCAAGAAAGTCCAACTCCGTAGTATAGGTAGCCTCTACCTTACCATAGGAAATATACGTTGCCGAACGTAAGCCACTCACGCGGTTCTGTGCAGCCGCATTGTAGTTAATATTGGCTGTATAACCATTGAATGCAGTAGAAGCTGTTAGACCCGAAGGCGGATCAGCTGCTACACCAACCTGAATCTGATGTTGTGTTGCACCCATAATTGCCGCAGAAACCCACGAAGGTGTTCCAGTAGCTCCAAGTCCTTGCTCACTCAAGCCAAAGACGCCGAAGGTGAACTGAAGAATACCGTTATCAAGTGTAGCTTCAATGGAACCCATAGTACAACCAGCATAACCAAATGCTAGGCCATTACGAACCACAGTAATTGATGCTGTCCGTGAGTAAGCTCCGCTGCCTGTTGAGCTAGCCGATGCCGCTAGTGAAGGCGTGAACGTATAATCAAACGAACCGCTTACACCAGTAGCACCAACCTTAGTAATATCGTGCCGCGATGCATACAAGAAGTAGGGAAGGAACTGTGCGTCCGCTTCCATCTTGATATCACCCTCGACGTGGTAATAACTAGGAACCACTGCTGACTCAATCAAGTCACCACGAATCTGCTCAGAGTAATACTTTTCATCCTTATAGGACAAACTCTCACTCAGGATTGGTACATAAATAGCACCGGAACCAGAAGCTCCAGGGGCTACATACGTGCCCATTGTAGGCTCGAAACAAATTGCTAGCCAACCAGTACCACCAAGTCCTGCTGTTGCCATTTACTTTGTCACCTCCTCCGTCTTTTTGTTAATAAGAGTACTTTTACTTTCAATACTAATCTGTGGGGAAGTTGCAAAAAAGTCCGCAATATCGACGCCTACTTTGTTTTCAAAAGCGGCGACCCGTTCCTCAGAAAGCACCACAGGTGTTGAGTTCGGAAAGCTGCCTAGGTCTTTAATTGCAACTTCAGTTCCTTTAGGAAATCCACCATAATTAATTGTAATTGTTACCATCTAGCCTCCTAAATGAATGTTGATCGACTGATCCCAATCCAAGACATTTTTGATGTGATAACTATACCTGTACCTTTCTTACGGGTCACAAAACCTGGATCAATACCGTTGATATAACCATCAACTACATTTCCTCCAAGTGTGGGATCATTATCAAGTAATGCTTCTACTGCACTAGCTAATACCATATCGGCTATATTACGATCTCTATGATCCTCAGTTAGATCACCATGCATAATAAAAATTTCTGCTGTTAATCCAATACCAAACTTATGAGAAATTATTTTCTCTTTGCTTTTTGATCCTGCTACAATTATAGCAGCCGGAAAAGCGGGTACGATCTCCTCGGCATCAGCAGCGGCACATACATAGTGTAAACCTAAAGTTGTGGCATGGGCCTTTAGGAATGTCTCTAAGTATACAATGATCTGTTCGGGTTGTGTGTACATTAAAGGTTACTACCTCCAAAGAACTGGTTCTTGGAAATAAAACCATAGTGTCCGGGGCGATAGTACCCCATCGCACTCCAACCCATGAAGGACTTACCGAGACTAGAGAATCGTAAGGAGTAGCCTGCAGCACCACCAACACCACCAATAGGAGCTAGAACCCAAGCTTCCCAAGCAGTCTCAATGGCTGCAATCTCATCAGCAGATAAACCAATGAATGGGCGCGCGGGTGTATCAGCTGTACCTATATCACCCTCTGAGGTGGTAAA